GGCGGCTCGGCCTACGTCGTGGTCAGCAAGGCGGGGCCTGGGTTGATTGACGAGTACCCGGCGACGCCGCTCACAGGCGGCACGAACCCGACGATCAACAACCAGGCGTATTCCGACGGCCTGGCGGCGCTCAGCGGCTCGGCCTTCGAGGTGTGCGCCATCGACGGGGCCGAGGCTGCGCTCCGCAACCTGTTCCTCGCCACGCTCGATGAATGGAACCTGGCGGGCAAGCTCGTGCTCGGCATCTCGGGCTGCATCCCTGGCACGCCGCTGATGACGGCGCAGAACGAGGCCATCGCCATCAACAACCCAGGCATGGTCTACGTCTACAACGGCTTCAAGACGCGCTCGCCGATCACCGGCCAGGGCGACGACCTCGTGGAGGGCTACGAAGCCTTCGGCCGCGAGGCCGGCCGCCATGCTGCGCTGCCGCTGGCGCGCCAACTCACCCACGCCGTCGTGCGCGACTCCTACGTGACGATCAACGAGCCGCCAGCCGACGAGGTCGGTGGGGCGCTGATGAGTGGCCTGTACTGCTACACGACCGCGCCCAACGGCTCGATCTGGACGGAGCAGGGCATCACCTCGCAGACCGACTTCTCGAAGCCGCCTCCGTGGGCTGTCGAGACGGACTCGGGCTGGTCGAAGAGCCGCCTGGTGCTGACGCGGTTCCGCCTCATCAACGACATCCTGCTCGCGCTCAGCCCGATGATCGAGACGACCACCAACAACGCGGCTGGGCGGGCGAGCATCATCCGCCAGGCGCAGAACGTCATCGACACCCAATACATCCCGGTCGGGGCCGTCGATGTGGCGAAGGTCATTCTCGACCCGAGCAACCCGCCCACGGGCGACAAGATTTGGCTCCTGATCGACCCGTGCATCACCCCCGATGGTGCCGAGAAGATCATTATGACCATCGCCTTCAAGCGCTGACGGGAGGACATGAACGATGGCGCAACCAGTCGATCCAGGGCTGCTGATCCCTGGCTACTCAGGCCGCTTCTACAAGTCCGACGGCTCGCGTTGGGCGACCTGCACACAGTGGGAACTTCAACTGTCGATCACCTCGACCGACGAGAACCCGCTCGGCACCTTCTGGCTGATGGCCGTGGCCCAGAGTGGCTCTGCCAGCCTGACGGTGAGCGAGCTTGTGATTGACGACGAGATTCCAGCGGCGGTGTTGGCGGGCATCCAAGACCCGAGCAACCCGTCGATCCCGAAGTTCCGCTTCATCGGCGAGCGCATCCGCCCCGACGGGCTGACCTCGACGCTGGTCATGGACGGCTGCACGCTGGACGGCACGAACCGCATCGCCGCCGCCATCCCAGGCGAGACGATGACCAGGGACTTCACGTTCCGCGTGTCGGTCATCCCTGATCCCGCCGGGCTGTTCCCGGCGGCGGCATGACCACGCCCCGCAGCAACGGCGTCGAGCACGAGCGCGTCACGGTCATGGAGCCGAACCAACCGAGCACGGGCGGGCAGATGGTCCCGCCCGAGCGCAAGCCACCCAAGGCGCTGACTGTGCCCGAGCTTCGTGAGGAAGAGCCCGACATCGTCGGGATGCTGTTCGAGGCCGAGGAACGCCACGCTCGCCAGATCGCCACGCTCGAAATCCCCTGGCGTCAGGTGCCGCAGTACGACGACGACGGCCACGTGCTGCGCGACGGCGACGGCAAGTACGTCATGGGGCCGTTCCGCATCCGCTTCCGTCGCCTCACCCAGGAAGAGGTGACCACGGCCACGCGGAAGGCCAAGCGCATCTGGCAGGTCGGCGATGACGGGCGGCGTGAGAACGCCCCCGATCCGACCGAGGTGGGCAACCTGATGATCTACACGGCCACTGTGCCCGAGGACAAGACGCGGCCTGGTGGCTGGGACGACCGCCGGCTGTGGGACCGCTACAAGGTCGGCAACGGCACCGAGGTGCCCTCGAAGTTCCTGACCGTGGGCGAGTGGGCGGCGGCGCTTCAGCTTGTCAACAAGATGGCCGGGCTGCCCGAGGACGAGCGGTTCATCCCTTTATCCGAGAACTCATCAGACGGGGTGGGGGCATCCTGACCCACTGCTTCAACGTCTGGCAGCGGCACCACATTGTCCCCTGCGTCGCCTTGGGCCTGGCCGCTCCGGGGGACAAGTGGTGCCGTGGTTGTGTGCTGTTCGTGGAAGTCGCCGAAGACGTGGCCTACGACCTCGACCAAGAGGCGCAGCGTAAGGCGAGAGCCGGGCACTGATGGCTGACGCCACCTACGAGGAAGAACTCAAGGTAACGCTCGAATCGAGCGACGCCGTCAAGGCGCTCGCCGACCTCGAACGGGCCATCGGCGCGTACCTGAAGAACGCCAAAGAGCTTGAGAAGCCGGTCGAGGTCGCCATCGACACGACGGCGGCCGTCAAGGAACTCAGCAAGATCGACAAGATCGCGGCCGGGGCGACGAAGGGCCTGGCGAGCCTGTCCAAGCCGGTCAAGATGGTCTTCACCGTGGCCGACCAGGCCACGAAGGTCATGCAAAAGATCGAGGGCGTCGCGATGAAAATCGTGAAGAAGCCCTACGACCTCGTGATGGGGGTGATCGACAAGGCCACCCCGGCGATCCACGCCATCGGGGAGGCGGCGATGGCGACGGTTAACATGGTCGCCAACGCCACGGCGGTCGCCGCTACAGCCGTGACCGCGCTCGGGGTGTCGAGCTTCGAGGCGGCGGCCAGCGTGTCCGAGATGAACGCCACGCTCGGCGCGCTGTCGAAGGCCAACAACCTTGCCGAGGAAGACGTGCAGGCCACAGTCAAGGCCGTCAAGGGCATGGGCATCGAGACGAGCGTCGCGCAGCAGTCCGTCGCCAAGATGATCCAGTCCGAACTCGACCTGTCCAAGGCCAGCAAGCTCGCCCGTGTCGCCCAGGACGCCGCCGTCATCGGCCAGGTCAACTCGTCCGAGGCGCTCGACCGGCTGATCCACGGCATCACCACCCAGCAGACCGACGTGCTGCGCGGCATCGGCATCAACGTGGACGCGACCAAGGCCCAGGAGGACTACGCCAAGTCGGTCGGCAAGGCCCCGAAGGCGCTCACCGCAGCCGAGAAGTCGGCGGCCATGCTCAACGCCGTGCTCGAAGAGGGCACGAAGATCGCGGGCTCCTACGAGGCGGCGATGCAGGAGCCGGGCAAGGTGCTGCGCAGCTTCCCGCGTCTGTTCAACGACATCAAGGTCGCCATCGGCGAGACGATGCTCGACGCCTTCGGGCCGTTCATCCTCAAGAGCTACGACCTCGTGAAGGCGTTTTCGGCAGCCGTCCAGGCGGGCGGGCCGCTCAACCAACTCTTCGTCGCCATCGGCGACGCCCTGTCCCGCATCATGGCCCCGCTGACGGCCTTCGTGGAGCGCACGACCGCCTGGATCAAGGGGCTGGACGAGGAAGCCGTGGCGAGCTTCGTGGACTCGCTGGCGCGCATCGCCCCCGCCCTGGTGCCCATCGGGGCCGCCCTGGCCGCCATCGGCGGCGCGAACATCAAGGGCCTGCTCGGGCCGCTGGGGATGCTCATCCCGACGATCAACCCCTTCGTCGCGGCCATCGCCTCGCTGATCGTGATGATCCCTGGCCTGCGCGAGAACGTGGTTGACCTGGGGCGGGCGATCTTCACCGCCTTCACCAAGGACGCGGGTGCCATTGGCGTCGTGTACGACCTGATGACCGAGATATTCGGCCCGACGCTCGCCAACGCCATGCAGCCGATCCTTCAGCGAATCATGGAGTTCATGGGCTACGTCCGCGAGACGGGCGGCTGGCTTGAGTTCCTGAAGGGCAAGTTCAACGACCTGCGCACGGCGCTCGACCCGGTCATCGAGCGGCTCACGCGCCTGGCGGTCAACGTGCTCGGCACGATCAACCGCTACATGCCCCAGATCGCGCTCATCGTCGGCAACCTGGCCCAGGCGTTTCGCAACCTCGTCGGGCCGAGCATCGACGCCGTGACGGCCATGAACGGCTGGGACGACGTGGAGCGGAAGATGGACAAAGTGATGCGCAAGCTCGTGAAGATGAGCGAGCGCATGAAAGACCTGGGCAAGTGGGTGGGCGAGAACACCGACAAGGTGGGCAAGTTCATCACGGTGCTCGGGCTGTGGGACGTGGCCGGCCGCATCCTGCCAGGCGTGAGCAAGGGGGCGGGCATCGCCCTCAAAGTC